TCAAATGTACGTAAGCCACCTAAACCGAGCATGCCCATTAGGATGGTGCTGAGTTGAGCAAATTCAAACTCAGGTAAAGTAATAGTATAACCTGAAAGTGCGAGGATAGTAGCTAAAATAGGACTTAAAATGAAGTGATAACCTAAAGCCACAGCACATATCCAACCGACCATGGGTCGCCATCCAGCTACAAATATGCTAGGATGTTGTGCTTCTGCTTTGTTTAACTCTATTTGTGCTAAATTAGCATTATGTAAAGACATCTCCATCTCATGTTTAAGCGTGGCTTTTAAGTCTTTATCTATTATAAATTTATCTACTACGCCACTTACTGCGTCTATTAATTTATTTTGTATCATTTTGTTTTTTCTTTATGTCTCTTTCTTGCATTAATATTTTTAATTCATGCCAGCGATAAAATCTCTTATTAACGTCATCCCAGAACCATCCTTTGTAATCGTATACTTCACTCATTGGATCTTTATTTTCTACCGACATATAAACCAAACCATGCTGCACCTGCACCCACTATAACTGAAACAAATGCACTTTGTGCGTTAGTGGGGTCTTGTAAAGTCATAAACCACTCTGTGGTTCTATAAAAAGCTAAACCATATAAACTAATTAAAAGTCTAGGAAAGACTCTCCATTTATCAAAGCCTTCTGCTAAATTGTACCATGTTCTACCTTCGTTAACATTGATTTCAATTTTTTGAGCTTCTTTCATTTGTTCGTCTATAGTCATAAAAGAAATTGTTAGCTATTTGTATTATTGTATATTAATTTGACTAATTTGATAAATTTTTCTTGTGGTAAATCATTTTTTAAGAAATTAATAATTTTACCAACAAGTTGGATATTTTCAATGTGATAACTATCAGTAGAGTTGATACGGTCAATAGATATATTAAAATCGGATTCCTCATCTGTTCCTCTTTTAAATGTTAGTTCTTGTCCTGTTAGGGCACATTTACCTTCTTGTTTTGCGTATAGTATATATAATTCTTGAGGTGTAACGTCCCAATTTATTCCTTGTTTTTTACGTACATGTTTTAGTTGAACACACAAATTTTGCATGTAATTAATAGGATTACTATTAATTTTTTCGTAACGTCTTTCTAGTTTACAGGTGTTACACTGAGTGCTGTTCTTTTTAGTTTGGTCGAACTCCTTAACAGGCTTTTTAGTACCACACCAAGTACACTTACGAAGTTGTGACACTGACAGTACCGAGTGTTCCTGTTAAGCCAAAACCTAAGTCATTATTAACGTAAAATTGAGAACTAAATAAGTCTCTCCATCTAGTACCATCCCAACATTGGAGAGTGTCTGTGTTGGTATTAAATATTATAGAACCTGGATTATAAAAGCCTTCATTACGTTCATTTGTGTTTACTTGACTAGTGTTTTGAGGATCAAATTGACCTAAGTTAATTTCTAATACACGTACTAGCCTATTATAGGTGTCAGACGTTACCTGAGGCTCCATACTGATAGGCAGTCGAGTAGGTAATAGTTTAGCCATTATCTCCTTCCGTCAGTCTGTATATCTAATCTAGTGGCTCCTAAACGCCAACCTACATCACTGTTACCTGAGTTAGGAGCGTCGTCATCTGATTCTAATCGAAAAACTATTTGTCGTGCTCTGGCTCTTACATCTGCTTTAGATGTATTGCTTTCTATCACGCTTGTACTAGCGGTGGTTAACGTATCTCCAGGATAGTTACGTGTCTTTAATACTGCGTTTACTTGTCCTGCAGCACTGTTACTTAAAAACTTGATATCAGGAATAATTCTACGCACAAAACCAAAACTTTCACCGTCGCCTATATCAAAGTCACTGCTTTCTATAAAGACGTTAGTCATAGGACTACCGTCAGCATCATAACCAAACTCATGTTCGTATAGGTATTGACTTTCTGTAGCTCTAGGGTAACCTACTACACCTTTATCTATCCAAGCTGTTCTAGTAAGTTCACCGATAGTCCAAACTTGTTCTGCGTAATTGTAGACTACGTATTTATCTATGTTCAAGTTACTGCCAGAAGGATAATACCAACCGACTTCATTAAACTCACTATTACTAAAAGCAAATATTTTAAAAGCTTGACCTGCGTTTAAATTATCAAAAACATAACTTAAAACGGTGCAAGGAACTTTTTGTACTGCTCCGTTATACACGTAAAAGCTGTCATAACCCATCCAATACACTCCAGCAGGAGTGGTGACAGCACCTTTAGGACTAATTAAACCTGTGCTATCATTAATTAAATTAACTCCAAAAGTATAGGGAGGTCCTGTAAACTGCATTGAATACAAAGCTATGTCTGTCCAAATAAGTATTTCCTGACGTGCTTTTACAGCACCGATAATTTGACTGCCTTCAGAAATTCTTAAACTACCTGCTGTGTTTGTATTTAACGGTTCAAACTCAGTAGCATTTTCTTGGTCACTAAAAGCTATCAACATAGGGTCAATAGAACCTGTGCGCACACCACCAGAAAGTGGGTCGGCTCCTAAAACTACTACATGTCTGTCGGTTTCACTAACTATAGTTTGTAGTCCTACTGTAGGAACTTGATTCGCACCACTTAAACTGCTTAGTTCTACAGCTCTAGTAGTTACCCCATTAGTGGCGTCCCAATAATAAATACCTGCACCACGTGGATTAATAATTAAGTCTTCACCAAAGTTGTCATGAGTCCAGAGCCTTAGTTGATTAGTGCTTGACAGTGTAGTAGAGTCTCCCCATCCTCCTGAGCCCCAAAGACCTACACCCCAACCAGTAGAGCTTACATATTCATCAAGACCAACATTTATTTGATACGCTCCTACGGTGTTGCTCCCACCGTTGCCTGTGTCAGAAGAGTTAGCAGTTACGGTAGTCCCGCTAGTGTCCTTAGCTTCTATAGTGTAACTATCAGCGTCAATAACACTTGCTATTTGGTATTCTTGGTTTAATACATCAGCGGTAATATTACCCCCTAAACTCACTGCACCGCTAAAAGTAACAAAGTCATTCACTACTGCACCGTGTGCTGTGTCGCTTACTGTTATAGTTGCGTCACCGTCAGTAGCAGAAAAAGTTACATCACCAGCACTAGTTGTACTACGGATAGGAGTAATATCGTTAAAGGAATCTCCTTCTTCTATGTAGTATTTTAAATTAGTACCTAAACCTAAGAGTTTAGTACCAGCTAATAGAATCCATGCATGAAGGGCTCTGCAGGTTCCTAAAAATGTATTAGCAGTATCTTTACGCCACCCACCAATTTTCTGTGGTCTGCCAGCTTTAAATCTAACTAAGTTAGCGTTAAACCAGCCCCCTTCATTATCGTAGTCAGTGCCTTCTCTAAAGATCCCAGGTTTAAAGATAAATTTATTTAGTGCCATAACACTAATATTTTATAGTATTATTCAAGACTTTTATATTGTTTACCGTCAAAGATCAACGCTCGTTTACGATTATTATTTTCAACATAAGAAACGTGCACCCATCCACTCCATGGAACACCCTCTTTATAAAACTCTAAGAGAACAGTATCGTACTCCACATTGTCCCTGATCCATACCCCAAGCTCGTAATTGGATATAGTTGCGAGTTCAATATCTGCTGCCTGCCCACGGACATGTTGACTGTTGTCGGACGATTTAAGTCGCCTATTAAGATCAAGGCAACGATAACCAGAGTTAGGTGAAAAAGGTATGCTATAATGATTGCGTACTGGCTCAAGGACATTTGAGCAAAGTAATTGTAAATTTTTATAAACACTCTCTTCCTTAACTGTGTTATCTATACCATAACGTTCCGCTATTTGCGAACGTTCAAATTCTCTTAATCTAAAATGAGGAGAAAGTTTCTCGTTAGAGTTGTAGTTCATAGCTATTAAAGTGGAAATACACCTGTAGCTAGAGATATTAAAAGCGTGGCTAAAAAGCCAATAAAAGCAAAAACACTCATTTTAAGAGTGTCATTAATCTCTTGAACACTTTCTTCTATAGAGTCAAAACGATGAAAAGCTGTTTTCCATCTTTCTGCACATTGTACCTCGTGTTTGGCTAAGTCGTGAGCCACATCTGATGTAGTTTTTCTTTCTTTACTAGCCATATGCTAATGATATATTAATCTAATAGAAAAGTTAATCCTTGCGAGTGTCTTTTTTACCGTCAGATCTAGATATACGATTTACATCAGGTGGTAAATTCATTGCAGCTCTAACCATAGCGTCAATACGAATCATATCGTTATCCATTTGGCGGATACGATCTATTAAAGCCACTATCATGGCATGTTGCGTATCAAGTTTTTTGTGGATGTCTGCTATAAGAGATTTAAAAAGAGTCCAAACTAAATAACCTAAACCAACTGCTCCTGCTGCTGGTATTCCTATGGTTTCAATAGCTTGAACAATTTCATTCACTTTTTAAATTTAGAGACTATTTTGCTCCAAAGTTCAGGCTTAAATCTTTCAATAGACCAAGCGATCACTACTGCTACTACTGTTAATGGTATTAATACTTCCATGCTGTTTTACCTCAGTTTTTTAAAATTATACTCTAATTTCTTTTAGCATGAACGATTCTTTGCTCGTAATTTTCAAAATGTTTAGGATCACTAAAATGTATATCACAAGCAATAGACAGCCTTGGTTGGTCGTTTATGTTTTCCTTTACGCCATGCCAAAGGTGACAATCAATTAAATGCAGTTT